GTGATGTTCATGTTGTTCATGCCCCTGAACCTCTACTGGACTTGGAAGATTGCCCGATTCATTCGTCGGACAAATCTGGGTTCAACACCGATACAGAGCAGACAAAACAGAGAAGGCCATCGCATAGGGATCCTTGTGGAGAAACAGCAACCATTTCAGAGTATAAACCGAATGTAAAATGTATTGGTTTGGTGGCATATGACGAGCTGCCTCACCGGCCCGGGCACATAAGCGTATTGCCTTTTCACGGAAAGGATCGCTCGGCCGAAAAACAGTTTCAATATCACGACCGAGCAGCAGAAACGCTGTCGTGTACTCGGCCTTTCTAAATTCCATAAAGGCATCGGGTCTAACATCAACGAACCCATTGTCGGCAAAGAGTTGGCAAATCGTAACAAGCCGTCCACAAAGACGTTGTTCGTAGACAGCGCTTTCTTCGGGTTGTGGTTCACGATGTCTTCCACGGAACCCCCACAACGCCCGAAGTCTCTTTCGGGTATCGGCGTCCAGCGGCTGCTTGGTATACGGATTTGTTATCTGGAGCGCCTGAGTGGACCATGCCCAGATAGACGAAAATGAAAACCACCAAACTTTGCCATTCTCTTCAAACGCAAAGTAGTCCATAGGATGTTGCCTCTCCTTCTCGTTTCCACTTACAAGTTCTTCATCGTTCACAAGGTTCTTCCGTGACAAGACGCCCGGACCTGCCAATCCCAATCGCTTGCGAACAATCCATCCACGGACACATGCTTGAATTTTGGGAAGACCGACGGCCCGGGTATTGTTTACGGCGACCCATAGAAGGGGAGTTCGCATTCTCGCGTGACGACCACATAGAGTATGTGATCTCATCGCCTGCGCCGGACAGGGATCCGACGACCCCTTTCGCTTCACAGCAGCACATTGCATTCTATTGTCTTGTAGTGGCACTTGAAAACTGAAAACATGCGGTCAAAACGGATTCGCGTTCCAGCAGACCATGAGTAGCACAATCCCACAATCGTTCAATATGGCCACTAATGCAATTATCTCTTCTTCCAACTTGGACATCAGCAAGATCTCGTTCGGCGACATCCGTCTCAATAAGGCGGGAGGCAAGTCAGTTCCTATCAAGTACAATGGTCAGTCTCTTCAGATCCGACTTGAGAAGGCAATGTATCCGATGGGTGTGAACGTTCGGGAGTCAGAGAACGGCACCAACTACACGATGAGCCTGACGCTGAAGGGCTGTGATCCGTATGCCAAGGAGAAGGCTGGCCCTGAGGCTGGCTCCCTGGGCACTCTCTACAACTTCCTAGGCGATCTTCAGAACAAGCTTCTGGACACGGCCGAGACGAGCAGTGTCAAGTGGTTCGGCAAGGCTCGCACGCGACCTGTGCTTGAGGACACGATGAAGCAGTTCATCAGTCCCAGCGTTGAGAAGGTCGGTGGCGAGTGGGTTCCGTCTGGCAAGTATCCTCCCAGCCTGCGCATGAAGGTTCCTGTGTACGATGGCCGCGTCGCAATGGATGTGACTGACAGCGCTGGCAAGGCTGTCGCAGTGGACACGGACAACATCGCGAACGTCTTCCCGAAGCGTGTGGAGGCAAGCATCGTGGTCAGTCCCGGCATCTACGTGTCGGGTCAGGGCTGGGGTGTTACGTGGCGTGTGAGCTATGCTCGCGTCACGCCTCCTACACGCACGACGGCAGCCGATGTCTTCAAGGACGAGATTGAGCAGGAGCTCAAGGCTGGTCCTGCGGCGACTCAGCAGGTGACGGACTATGATCAGCAGGATGAGACTCCCGAGGAGGAGGAGGTGTCTGTTCCGTTTGTGGAGACGCCGACTGCGCCGACGCCTGCGCCGGTTCCTGCGAAGACCAATCGCCGCCGTGTGGCTGTGGCGTAAGCAGTGACCAAACGCGAGACGAAGTAGAACAAGAAAAAACGACGAGATCATCGTCAACAAAAAACACTTTTTCCTTTACCGGAAAGTCAAGCGGTGTTGCGATCGTCACACATCCTCGCTTGGCTTCCAGAGACTTGCGACCACACTCTTGACATGTATGAACCACAGGCATATCGGCCAGCATGCTAGGAGTCACAATACGGACAGGACCGTTCAGACATTGCTCTAGGACCTTGTGAGGCGTTGACCACTGCTCATTTATGAACCGATCAAACACATGGCGTGGTAGGTGGGACCACAGATCGTTTGTTTCCTCCCATCCGTCCTCCTGGAGGAAGGTTCCGAACTCGGTGTCGTGAAACCAAAGAATATGAAATCTGGCATGGTCCTTCAGATCGTGCTCTACACATCCAACCCTCTCCAGGTTATCGTCATACAACCAATGCACATTTGCGTGCGTGTATCGTGGATCACGTGTTCCCCGATATACTTCGCGTCCGTCCATGTCCCAGGTGTCCGCCATGGCATCTAGGTCATTCTCCGTGATACCGGATCCAACATCCTTGTACACGAACCCAGGCTTGATTTTTGATAGCATTGTTGTTCAACGAGGTTATGCGAATGAGACCGAAACGCGCACATCATGGCGACATACCGTCTTGGTGGCAGAACGTGAGAGCTCGTGGCGCTTCTTGCGTGTTCCATCGGCTGTCTGGATCACAGTAGAACACTCGTCCATGTCCTTCTGGATATCGTCAAAGTTTGCCTCTAGGTAATCCAGCACATCATCCTGGATGGCCCACTCAAAGAAACTGAGCTGACCAACGGTGGTGTTCATCTCCATGAACTGGATCCGCTTCCATCGGCAGAAGGGATCAAACATCTTTTTGCTGTATGCCTTGAGGTGTGACTTGTAGGCAAGATACACAATGACGTGGCGACCCGACTTGGTCATGTAGGAAATATTGTGCTTCTTCGCATAGTTGGTCACGAGCCAATCAATCAGACGTAGACTGACACGAGACTCTCCGGTAATGATCTGCTTGACCCTCTCCAAAGTGGTTTGATTGCCATAGAATGTTGAGAGTCTGTGAAGCACGAGCTGCTCTTTGCTTTGAATCTCCATGGTAAGTTTGCGTTCGCTCATTGAAAATGGGTTAGATGTTGTTTTATAAGACTAGGAAATGGAACCTATCATATTCACTGACGAAGCCATGAAGGCGCACATTGCGGCAGGGCTCAAACAGATGGAAGACGAGCGAATCAAAGTTGGATTAGAACTGTATACTGGCGAAGTTGGCGCATTCTATTCAAGTGATACAGGAGCCGAATTGAGTGCGTTAGACAACCATGAGGAGGAGTTCAAGGAGATGATTAATGACATGTTTGAGAAACTTCCGGCGGAGAAGAAGCTTCTGGAGGGTACCATAGTTCCAGAGTATAATCCTATTATTCAAAACGGGTTTTCAAATGGCGAGCCAACAATAGACCAATGGAAGAGCGTCTCACCGAGTGGTTGCTTGACAACCGGCCCTATACTCACCTCTCTAGACGGATCAAGCAATTCTGCTTGTATTGCCATGCCCTTAGTCCCGAGCTGCCCTATGGAGTCATCCGACGAGCAGTCTGTCCAATCGTCGGGCGACTCATGCTCGGAGAACTTGGACGACTGTGGCAACGGGACCGGTGTTACGAACGAGTCCTCCGAATGTACGGTGCCAATGATCAGCGAACAGACGGATGGCACGCGAAACGAGGTGAAATGGTCACCGCCTCTGAAGTCTATGGTGTGTTTGGATCCGACTCTGCCCGGCGAGAGGTTATGATGCGAAAGTTAGAACCGCGTCCTCCCGGCGAAGGGCCAGGGATCCCGGCGCTGCTGTGGGGCACTCGCTTTGAGCCAGTTGCCAAAAAGATCTACGAGGAACGGACCAAGTGTACTATTACGGACGTGTCGTGTGTCCAGCATCCTATCCACAAGTTTCTAGGAGCATCACCGGACGGACTGATTGTATGCGAGGACCCGAAGCGATACGGCCGATTGGTAGAGTTCAAGTGTCCGATTAGTCGAATTGAGAAGCCAGAGATTCCTCCCGGATACGTGCACCAAATGCAGATGCAAATGGAATGTACGGGGATTGATGAGTGTGAGTATGTTGAGTTCCGATTCAAGCAGGTCAACTACTCGGAGTGGACAAAGACGGACAAGCCCAAGGGAGCCTTTACGGTCTACGAGAGTGGCAAGGTGGTTTACGACGTTGAGATCTACGAAGATGACACGCAGGTGATCTACTGGATTCTCAACGGTATCAAGGAGGACTTTGTGCCGAAGGATCCGAACTGGTTGCCGAACCATCTGGAGGGCCTGCGGTCGTTCTGGAATGAAGTTCTGGAACATCGCAAGAATGGCACGAAGCCAGAGGAGAAGAAGGTGGCTGTAATTAGCATGGACATATAGATTTAAACGGTACATTCTATACGTGATCATGACGGTGACATTTGTATCTGCGTTCGTTGATCTACAAGAGGACAGATCAACAGAGAAATCCATAGAACGGTATCTCGCACTCCTCGAAACACTTACAAACGCAAACGTGCGTCTCCACGTCTTTGCAAGTCCCGATTATGCAAAGAAGATTCACGTGAAGAACGGAATAGTTGAGCCGATTGAGCTTTCGTCTCTGAAGGCATTTGTCGATGCTCCACAAGATGTGCCCAATACTCGGACCACTACGAAGGACACTCGAAACTATCTAATTCTCATGAACTCCAAAGTGGAGCTTGTCAAGCGAGCTATTGATTCCGGCAAACATTCCTCTACGCATTATGCGTGGATAGATGCTGGTATCTGCCACGTATTCAGCAATCCTTCCAGGACACTTGGCTACCTCTCTCTGATGGATCATTATGATATTCCGAATTCGTGTATGTTTGTGCCCGGGTGTGCCGATGTCGGCCACGCCAGTTTCGACATTATTGACTGGCGCTTCTGTGGTGGATTTTTCCTTGGAGATACGGCATCCATCCAGACCTTCTACGAGTTTTACGAACGATTCTATGCGTCTCTTCCAAAATTGACATGGGAAGTAAACGTGTGGTCGTTCTTCGAGACGAATGGATGGAACCCGTCGTGGTATTCTGCGGATCACGACGACAGTATTGTGTACATTCCGGTTGAGCGCACGCTTCTGCGCATTCCAAAGAACCCGGGCGTTCATTGGTATGGAGACCTTAGTAAGTGTTACGAGGGAGGCGCAATTGAATCCTATTTGAAGGAGTCGGTAGAGAGACAGTCCGCATATAAACAGATCCTCTTTGCACAATCCGATGGACTTGATGGGCCAAGATATGACGAACTGAAGGCTATTGCGCCCAACGCGATTATACCTGCTCTTTGTACGCGCGACCTTAACGCACCCGACATCCTCCTTCTTCCACTTGATGACGACAGCTTTCGACATGGTGTACTTGGCGCGATGCCTTCCCATACGATGGTTCCGTGGGACACGCGGCTGCCTATTGCGTTCTGGAGGGGAGGAACAAGTGGATATGATCGGATGACCATCCGTCGGAAGGTCGTTACGAAACTCATCTCCAACTCATCCTGCGATGTACGCTTCACACGTGGCGTCTCTGCCGCTTCCGATGCTGCTGTTCCGGACGAATACTTCGCACCGCATCGTGTGGCCATAGAACAACACTTCGCATACAAGTATATTTTGATTGTGGACGGAAACGTTATCGCGTCGTCTCACCAGTGGGTCTTTGGTTCCGGATCCGTGCCAATTATGGTAACACATCCGGGCAACGGGTATTGGTTTCAAAAGTATCTGGAGCCGATGAAGAATTATGTGCCCGTCTCATACGATCTGAGCGACTTGGACGAAAAAATTGAATGGCTTGTCGCCCACGATGTGGAGGCCCGAGAAATAGCAGACAATGCGCTTCGGTTAGCGAGGACCGTTCTTTCGTCCGAATTCCAGAAGAAGTATATTGATCGCGAGGTCCAGCGGATTGTCAAAAGAAACCCGACGATCGGTGTTGCGATTCCGTGTTACAAACCACACATTCCCAATCTAAAGGCATGCCTCGATTCGATTGAGGCACAGACCACCAAGCCAGATGACGTAGTGGTTGTATGTAGTTCGACTGAGCCAACCGATATACCTTCGGATTGGAAGTACAGCTTTCCTCTCCAGATCATCACGCGATCCGACAGACGAAACGCGGCCCAGAATCGCAATGAAGCCGCCTCTCATCTGAGGACCGAGTATGTGTCGTTTTTTGATGCGGACGATATCATGTATCCAACCCGGATTGAGAGATTGAAAACATGCGATGTAGACATTCTTCTACACGCCTTCACAGAAACAGACATGGTGGAAGATACGAATGCTACCTATATTCGCAACGTGTTGTTCCGCGCGCCATCGGGGTGTGCGGATTGCACGCATATGTATGGTGCGAAAATCCACCATGCACACGTAACATGTCGCAGGTCTATTCTTGAGTCTGTGAAATTTCGTGAAGAGCGCGAATATGAACCGCCGAGAGGAGGAGAAGACGCTTTGTTTTGCGGTGATGTCCTAGCTATGAAAAACATCACCAGCGTATACATCCCAGAGCCATTGTCCCATTACATGAGGCAGGGATACACCATTACCCAGTAACAGAATACTTGATAAAATGAAACTGTTTGGAATGGGATCCAGGATAGTTGTATTCACACCATCCAAATAAGAACAACCCGGTGTCCAGTTTCATGGGCAACGGCTGCCACACGCGAAGTTTGAATGTGAAGATCAAGTTCATAATAGCCATTTCATTTGAATAGGCCATCGGAAAGCGGTTCATTGTGGATTCTAGTTCTTCAAAGGAAGTCTGGTCCAGTAAGGATGTGTCATACACGAACATACAGTTCAGAAAGTAGTGATCATCCAAAATTGATTGCGGATACTCGGAGAACAACTGCTCCGTAGCGGCTGGATTGGCCTTGAAGTCCATCTGTCCGCGGAATCGCTTGCCATTGTCATTCAGATCGGAATCATCTGGCGCGAGAAACTTACCCCTCCATTCCAGATTTAAGAGTGGCTCTACTGGGTTAAAAACTCTATGACCAGCGTCCAGAAAAACAATGCGTTCCCAACGACGGAAGTACGTCTTGAACACCTGCAACTTATCCCACTGATAGAGCTTCCTGAAATGACGTAGATCATTCTCTGCATCAACGTAGATCGGGAACGCCTTGTGCTGCTCAATTAAGGCATCTGTATTGATATGCGACACATTGTATATTTCAACTCCGGGCAACTGCTCGGGATTGAAATCTACCGCGATAAGAACGACGTCTCCAGACCATCCGCCGTTTGATCGGAGTTCCTCTATCGTTCGGAGGGCTCTTGAATAATATTCTTTATCACAGAGCGTCACAAATGCAGTGCTCATTGCCTATACAATCATATTGGTTAGTGAATGTAAATTAGTGAGTGCGGGCAAGGACAGTGAGACCGTTACAGTTGGTATACTTCTCGCGAATCGTCCACTCCGGATGCTCCTCTAAAAACTCCAACACGGCAGGCCACAGTCCTCGGCGGATTTCTGCGACGGGAATGTCAAACTCTCGGCTCTGGGTCTCCGCATCAAACCCACATCGGATCGTCTCTCCGTTCCACTTATCAACCTCGGTATCGTGTAGGATGATGTACCTCTTCGCATGTGTGTGCCATCGGGCGAGCTCCCGCTTCAGTTGCCCGTAGATGTGCCATGTATCGATAAACAGCAGATCGGTATCCTCCATAGCACACTCCAGGTCGCTCATTTCATGGTACACGAACCGGACACCCTCTCGCCCACAATCCAGGTGAAATACGTCAAGTCCGGCACTTCGCTCCGGATCTACCTGGACAAGTTTGCACTCGGGACGACCCACCATAGCGCTTGCGAAGGCATACGAGCTAATTGCTCCGCGAACACCACACTCTGTAATATGGGTACATATAGACGCATATCCAGCCAGCGTTGGAAGATGCTCGCTAATGTCCGACGACTGCTTGCTCAGCTCGGCGCACTGAGACACGAGGTAACTCATTTGACATCCTAGGTATATTCAATGTAAATGCTACCCGGTAGATGGTTTATACCTGAATCGCTCTAATGCTGCCATCATACACCCAGCCTTTGCGACAACCGGCACGGTCTTCTTGGAAAACTTTACATTCCATTCATCAATTGTGTACCCACTTCCCATGCTGATATTACACCGACCGCAGATGGGAATCAGATTATCCAACGACGTTTGACCACCTTTGCTTTCCGGGATGTTGTGTCCACACTGGAAATCAAATGCGCTAATATTGTTCTGACACCACACAACCTTACACTTGCCTTGGAATACCTGCCCCATGTCTTTCAACCAAACTTGCTCACGAAGAGCCTTGGGAATCTTGCCTTTTTTGTACACCGAGTCCATTATAGTTTAAACCACGAACGCTCTATATTGGTTCACCTGGAACGGGGTCTCAAACCCAACCACCGGTCCAAGTGAGTACGGTGCCGGATCTACGTGGTTGGTTGTCTGCCGATGCGATGAGTCCTCCATGGCCACCGTCTGCCTCACCTGGGCCTTATCAAGGAACTCGGGTTGGAACCGCTCGCGAGATTGTAACAGAACGAACGCGATCACAAGAATCGCGGCTGCGAGGAAAAGCCAGTACTTCATTGTTTAGAGTCCGTGAAAAAACGTATAGCTTTCTGTCTAACTCAGAGAACAAGTAATGGAGGACAAGGCACTAGAGATTATTCGGCTCATGGTTGGTCGCCGAGGACTTGACATGAAGACAGAGCGTGTGATTACCGATGCGATTGAGAAGGTCAATCTGTATACGGTAGGTGGCATCCTCGTGGTCTTCAGTCAAAAGGACAAGGGACTGCTGGAGCGCGACATCAAGAACTTTGTGGAGTTCGCTTCCAACAATGACTATGGCACCGGTCTCATCATCGTTGCCCTCATGCCGCCGTCGGACAATGTGCTGAAGACAATCAAGAACATGACCAAGGAGCAGAACATTCAGTTCTTCCACATCCATCAGTTGAAGTTTGACATTACGACGCACCGCATGGCTATGCCCCACCGTATCCTCAAGGAGGACGAGAAGCAGGCGGTTCTCAAGCGATATAACATCACCAAGCCCGAGGAGCAGCTGCCGTGGATTGACTCACAGGATGCGATGGTCAAGTGGATTGGCGGTCGTCCCAAGGATGTGATTGAGGTGACACGACACAGTGATGTCGCAGGTCGTCAGCTCTACTATCGCTGGTGTGTGCCAGACGTAAATATTGCCTGAGAACAATGGATGAACTCAAAGCAAAATACCAGAGCCAGAGCTCCGAGTATGACAAGCTAGTAGAGAGCGCAGTGGCTTCGCGGGACATATCCCAAATTCCAAAAATCAAGGAGCTCAATGCTGCCCTAGCAAAGACGCTGAATGCTATGATTGAGAAGTTGACCTTTTTGAAGAAGGATTCACCGAACCTGAAACTTGAGCGTGATGTGCTTGTTCAGCGACTCGGTCGCATACAATACGAGTACAGCGGTCTTCTCGCAAACACGGATAAGCTTGAAACTCTACGACGGATTCGCCAGCAAGAGAGTGTTGAAGGAGATCGCTGGCTCTACTGGTATATTTCGGCGTTTCTTCTCCTCTCGTTGATTCTGATTCTCTACCTAGTGTTTTACGGAAAGAGTGAGGCGACCGCGGCGATCGCGAGTGCTGTCCCAATCACACCCGCCTTGACATAATATCCCGATGTGTCAATCGGTATTTCCTTGTCTGCCAATCGTTCTGTATCCAACTTGTCCTCCATCTTGGGGCCCTCCTTGCGAACCTTTCGGATCTCCTCCTGCATCTTTGCCAGTTCCGGATTTGTCTTGGAATAATCCTTGACAAATTTGTCAACAAATTGCGAGTCTTTCATCGCCGCTGCTTCCAGCGTGCCGACATAATCATCCAACCATTTCTGTGCGTTCTCGGCCGCAATCTTGTATGCCGAGTTCCCTGAGACCTTGTATTCCACCATGTTCTTCTTGAACAAACCAAGAACAGTATCAAAGTCCTGTGCCATTATCTTGTTTGATAGTAAACAAAATGCCTGTCGGATCCTACTTAGAACTCAGCACACCCCGTCACGTAAAATTGACAACTTCTGCGGGCGAGCACACTCGGTATGTCCGGCTGGCAGCCCAGATCGCACCATACATCAACGATGGAGTTTCAGCGGCTCCTCGCCTTGGCTGGAAGTCGCCTGCTCTGTCCACTGAGGCTCGGCTGATTGCGCCCATCTACGGAATCCTCAACGGATTACTTCCTAACCGTAGATAAGGGAAATGGGTAACTTAAGTTCGTGTCCGGCTGGATTTGAATCTGGAGTATTTTTGTCCTGTCACGCACAGTGTCCGGCAGAGTTTAAGTATGCGCAAGAGGCCGGGACTCCGCCCACGGAAAGATGTGTTCACGTGGCACGAAACAACCGGTTCGTAACACTCCAGTCAGTGCCTGCTCCCCGGCAAGGCGAACCTCTACCAGCTGCCTATGCGACAGAGACAGATCGCGTTGCGACAGAGATCGCAAAGGTCAAGGGTCTCATCAAGGCGGATGAAGCAGAGGAGAAGGC